CTGCCGATGGTATGTATATACCTGCTTCTTGTGCAGCCCAATTTCTGAACCTTTCTATTGATAAGCTAAACTCACTTGTATCAAGGTCGGCACTGCTTCTAAGCACCTTTATTCTGCCTAAATACTTATCTTCCTTTTCACGGATAAACAAGTCAGGGTTTACAAGTTTCTTATAATATTGCTGCTTGACCCATTCAAGTGTATTACCTGTTTGTGTACCAAAGTAAGCAAGGATAACGTGCAGATACTTATTCTGTGGTAAACTTCTTCTTGGCTTTTTCTCGGTCAGCTCTATTACTTTACCACTCTCGGCTAACTTCTTAGCACGAAGCAGGAAGTTAGCCTTATCAAGTGGGGAAGAAAGATTATATATCATTAGAATGGTGTATTATCTTCTACTTGTGGCGGTTGATAGGTAGGTTGTGCGGGCTGCTGATATTGTTGCTGTGGTATATTAGATAGCAAATGCTGAATGCCCCATGCACGAATGCTATTGAACCAACTCCCATTGTATTCATGAGCGTCAATATCAAAACTAACCTTAACTTCCTCATTCAACTTGATTGAAAACTGCTCTATCCTATCTGCGCCAAAGACGTTGAAAACCATCTTCTTTGGATATTGTTCATGCGTTTCAATAACATACTCTTGTGACTTCCATGGTCCACGATTAGAAGTGCCTTCTCGTGGTGGAAGTACAGCTATTACTCTGCCTTGTAAATCCATATTATGGTTCGTTAAATAGTTTCTTGTCTGTTATCAATTCTCTATTCTCATTCACAAACCGAATGAAATCCTCACACCTCTTCTGAAGTATAGGAATGTCTCGATTCGGATTAAACTCATAGCTTTCGGTAAATGTTTCATAGTTATACTTTCCAATCACCGCAACATTATACTCGAAAGTCCTTACATCATTACCCATCTGCAACAAACAGAATGGGTAAACCAAATGCTGATTATTGCGCTTGTACTTTCCTACGCTATATTGGCTTGCCGTTTTGATGTCGTGTACAGACAAAGGCAATAACTCGTCAATGAAGCCATAGAGTTTCACATCTCCAAAAGCAGTCGAGATAATTCCCTCAACGTATTTCTGCGTTACTGCGCCTTGATAGTAATCGGCAAATTCTTTACACAATGTGATAGGGAAATAAAAAAGACGCTCACCTATCTTTGCATTAAGTCCTACGACTTTCGCCTCTGCATCATAAATCTTTTCAACTTCTATATTATCAGACTTCCGATGCTCAATCATGCAGTCTACGACCTCATTGAAAGCCGTACCTTTTGCAACAGCTTCATTGTCATAAGGTACTCTGTTTATGCGGTCAATAACAGATTGAAACTGCATATCGTGGAACTCTTCGGGAGTATGTGGGGGCGTGTCACAGAACCCCCAATACTTTTCCCAAATAATGTCACTATCCACATATTGCTGATAGGCATCAAGCAAAGATGGATAAATATTATAATTAGGCTGCTTTGTCTTCATAAGCCTTTGCGTCTTTGTTGTACACCAGACCAAGTTCTTTCACCCTTGCAGAGAACAACGAGCGAGCCTTCATTAATGAACTGCCTACGTGTTTATAGTCATTGATATGCTCTGTAAAGAAATTTGCACTCTGTGCATCTGTGATTTGAGAAATACCATCCTCAATCTCTGACAAGAGAGCGTTATATTTCTTGATTTCATCTTCCTTTGCAGAGAGCATACCAAGATAAGGAGCAATAACAGAACGTTCGATAAAATCGTTCTTTGCCGTTGGTTTGCCTTGTGCGTCTATAATGGTAGGAATAGTCATAACGCCAGGTAGATTACACGTGTTCTTGCCGTCATTACGACTTGTAGGGTCAAATGTAATCGTGCGCATCTGTCGTCCGTTATCGTTTTTCATCTCAAGATACCCGAGCAGGTCAAGTTCAGTAACAATAGCATTGTAGGACTTCTCACGTAGAGCAGGAATAAAGACTGTGTCATCACCCTCTTTACGAGTGTCACGATGAGCGACAAATACAACATTCTTGTTAAGGCTTCCTACTGTTCGAGTAAGCCATGAAAACTCTTGATTGATGCCGCCCCAGTCTCTTATCTGAGGTTGACGAGAACCACACTTATATGTAATGATGAAGTCCATCATCTTACCGATAGTGTCAATGACAATAGTCTGATACGCTGACAAATCCTCTTGTAGCACATCTTTCACGTCTTGCCAACTACCGACCTGTACGGTATCAATACCTTCCAAATGAGACATATTGATACGCTTAACACCGTTATCGAAATCAAGAAGCAATGGCTTAGGTGTCGAGAGTGCAAGCGTACTCTTGCCCATACCAGCCTGTCCGTAAATCATCATCTTGATTGTGTTCGGAATACTCAATTCCGATGCTTTTCTAATCAATGTCATAATCCTTTAATTCATTAGTTATTATTAATCGGTTTAATCTCATTGTCGCAAACGCTTCTTGTATCTCTTTCTTTGAGTAATACAAAGGAGAGTTTACCGCATCACCCTTGCGAGCATGGATTAGCCCTTGTTTTTCTAATTCTTGAAACGTCTTAAAGTCTATCTTTCTGAATTTAAGCCATTTCTTAACATCTGACAGTCTTAACTTGTCCTGCGGTGGGTCATAATCTCTAATAGCAAGGTTATATCCAACACGGACGAAATCAGCAATGATACCGCCCAATTCAGAAATAGTAAGATTATTCATTAATATCTCTGGATGATAGTTATATGCCCTACCTTCTCTTTTTTGGTAGTAGCAAATTTATTGTTCATAGGGTCGCAACCCTCGTAACGATTTTGTCTTGTGCATTCGGTAGTTACCGAATTTGCCGTATAACAGCTCAATGGGACGTGCAATTTGTTACCTGCCCCGATATGCTTGAAAAGTCCAGTAATACTGTACTTTCTATATTTTAGTGTTCTTTCCATATTCTTCTTTTTTGTTTCGTGGGCATTGAGGAATCGAACCCCACTCACCTACCATAGATGCCCTTAAAATCCTCACTATTCTCACGAACCATGAGGAGTGACCATGAGGAGTGACCATGATTAAAACTACTAACCTAATTATAACTTTGTCCCCACGTATGGAATCGAACCATACACATTGCGTTAAACTCCCTTTGTGGGGTAAAACCCTACTATTCTCACGAACCGTAGGTAACCGTAAAAACAATAATTCAAATATATTACGAAATAATACTATTAAGAAAATCAAAATTCAACTTCTTAGACTGATACTCTTTCTTGAACTTTTCAGCTTCAATCAGGAAATCCTCTTCTAACGCCTTTATGTCTTCGAGAATATCGAAAAGACTTCTATTATCGTCTGCCATATTCTTCTTTAAATTGGTTATACACATCTTTAAAACTATCTCTTGCCTGCCAAACGTATTTGGCAACGGCAGCGGTGCAAGTTAATGCACCGACTGACATAAATATCTGTATCATGCTACTTCTCTCTCTATTTCACGTAAAAAATCATTAGGAGTATCAACTCTCTTATTGTTCTCGTAAAGCTCTAAATCTACGATAGAACAGTCTATTGATGTCGTCTCATAATAGTCAACATCACTATCATAATAGCCATCATAAGTGAACTTAGCCCTAATGTTAGCGTATAACGTATCTTCGTTATTCTCATCAACGTCTACCATTATATCAATGGTATCTTTTCGTGAGTCCATAGCCCAATTCAACTCATCAACGATTTTATCTTTGAGAATATCTAACTCTTCTTTTGTCATAATCAACCAGTTTTTAGTTCATTCGTACGCACACCCTAATCGAATAGTAGCGAACTTATTTCATTCGCAGTGTGCGTTATATATTCATTTAGCGAGACAGACCCCTAACCTGCCTACTCTCTTACGTATAGAGGGTTTTCGTAGCGTTATTTAATCTCTATATTTACTTCTGCCATCTGCAAGGTCGTGGATTGTTAGTCTCGCTTGCATCTTTTCATTTTCAATATCTTTTTGTCTCAATAGTTCAAAAATCGCTGTAAACACTTGCTTTTCTCAACTAAAAGGTTTACCTTTGCTGTTGTACTAAATTGTTTACAGTGCAAAGGTAGTTCTTTTGAACTTATCAAACAAATTTTGAACTAATTATTTAGTTCGTTTAACTAATATTTAACATTACAAAAGGTTCGTTTACAAATACACCTTTATATAAAAAAAGAGGATGTGTACATTTTGACACACCCTCATTCTTTGACTTATTGATACAACCGATTTCTAATGGGTATTGAACTTATTTACAAAGTAAATTTGCCCTTTGCCCGTCACTTTCGTCGTGATAGTCGTGTGCAGCACACCATTACTACCACTTCGCACGCCCTTTTTAAGTTCAAATAAGCCCATATCAACGTACTTCTGATTAGGAATATTATATCGTTCTCCTTTCGTGCCGAGATAGCCGTTATCTCGCATCCATTGGAATAGTCGTCTTTCTCCCATCGGAGTGCCGTTCTGATTGATTAGCTTTGCGAGTTCTCCAATTAAGCAGGAAGATACAGAACCGCTGACGGCATTTGTGAAGTTAATAGCAGGTTGAGCAGCTTTTACAGATTGTTCCGCCTCAATACGCTTCTGTCTTTCATCTTTGAGAGCCGTAGCGAGTTGGATAAGATAGTCAGGGTCGGTTAATGTGCGTTCTATGATATTATCAGTCATATACGCACCATGTTTACGTATTGACGGCAAAACCTCCTTAGTAACCCATTTACGAAAGGCTTTCGCTTCGGGTTTACGACTGTCAAGTATCACATCGTACAAGCCGTCTTCGTTTACGAAGTTCGCATTTTGTACACCTC